TTACGCCTCCAGCACGCGCTCCCAGGTCCGGGCGATGATCGCCTTCTCGGGGGCCTTTTCGGCGGACATCTCCGCCTTCACGCGGCGGGTGAGCTTCAGGACATACGCCATGTCGCAGAGCATCTTCTCGGCGGCGGCGACTTCCATCGCGGCGGCAACCGGGGTGACTTCGGTGGTGCTGGTAATCGGGGTCATGGTCGGCTTCCTTACCGTTGAGTTTCCTTCGTTGGAAAGCATCAAAGCACCGGCCATGCCGGATCGTGAATGATTTGGTCGAAATCGCTCCACAACCTAGGATTTCAAGCGTTTGGTGGCATTCGAGTCTGTAATCGCCGCGGACGTGGTTGCAACGCGACCGGTGTAACCGTTGCGACTTTACGGAAAGAGTACATTCCGTGACTGGAGGAGCTACAACTCGCGCGTGGGGGCAGAAAACACTTATCTTGGTGCCGAATAAAGCCGAGGTGACCGGCGATTCTGGTTTGCTTGTAAGCCCCACGCGCAACGGGAGTAAAGCTGGGTGATGGCACAGTCAACGACGTGCCGCGGGTGTCATGACGAGTTGGTTGTTTGCACCGGGTCCGGTCGACGAAAAGGGGCTGTGGCCCCGCCAATACACCATTCCGAATCCCGCCGACGCGCGATGCCCGTCACCACCGACACGGGCGGACAAAGAGTTGAACCGATCGACGCGCGTGGGCCTCTAACTCTTGTTGCCTGACGCCCGAGCCGGCCGATTGCGGGGGTGGAGTAGTTAGTTAACTCGTCGGGCTAATCCCCCGAAGCCGTGGGTGCGAACCCCACCCTCCGCACTTCTGACCCTTTAAAACGACAACGGCCCCGGCACACTCGCGAGAAGTGCCGGGGCCGCTTCGTTGTCTGACCGTTACTTGGTGAACAGCTTGGCGATGGTGATTACCTGGTCCGCGCCGAGTTTGTCACACAGGGCCTTGATCGCTTCGACCTGGCCCGCCACCCCGATGGTGCCGTTCGCCGGGGAGGTAGTGCGGGCCGCAGCCGGAACCGCGACGGGGGCCTTCGCCGTGGACTTAGCTTTCTTCCCCGCCGTGGTGATCTTCGACTTTATGGTCGAGAACGCCTGGTTGCTGAGGGTGATGCCGAACTTCTCCTTAACGTAGGGCACGCCGTCCACAGGGAGTTCGTTGCCCTCGTCGAGTGCCTTCTGCACGGCGACCCGCTGGGTGATCTTCTCGGCGGGGGCGGTCTCCTCGGCCGGGGTCTCAACGGTCGGCTCGGCGGCTTTCTTCTTGGCCATGATGGTGCGACTCGGTGGTGGGGTGCGGGCTATACATATCCTGTAACCCGCAGCCCCGTCCCAGTCCAGCAACCGTTACCGAATTACCCGACCCTGGCTTTCTCCGTGCGCGGTACAACCGAATCTGAAAATGCCATCTCAGTAGTGGAGTGAAGCTTTTTGCTCCAGTTCGGGAGCGGATCGGAAAGAAGGTGCTGGCCGGTGTAGATGCTGCCGATGCAAGTCTTGCAGCCCAGCTTTACAAAGCGAAATGAGAGGCCAGAAACGACGAATCGCTGCCGTGCCGGGTTCAGCAGGCAGCGATCACGGATGATTCGTGCAGCGAGTTAGATGGAGCGACCCGAGACCTGGCGTGGGGCTGGCGTCTCGCGCACCCCGACGACCTTGGTGGCGTGCATGAGGTACGCGAGTTCCAGCAGCATGGCGGGAACGGGGCGTGCGGTGCTGGCCTTCTTGCTGTTCTTGCGGTTGGTTGGTTGGGTGGCGGTCATCGGGGACATCCTGTACGGGTGGGGGCGTCCGTTCGGCTGCCGGAATTCTGCACGCTGCGTGCCACCGGGCACAAAATGGAGCGGGGTGCCTTCTGCCTCTGGAAATGCCCTCCCTTGCCTTTCACGCCGTCAGCCGTCGGGGTGTAGCTTTCGCGGGGTATATCGTCGAATAGACGACCCCGCGGAAGCGGAACCCCAGAGGCGAAAGGCGGGATCGGGATGGCTTTCTAAATCACGCTTGATGCCTGAGGAGGCAGCGGAGCGGGGGGCCTTTGATGCCTTCCCCCGTGTTGGCTGCCTTTATCTGCTGTGCCCGCGCTCGTCCTTGCCCTTGAACAGCTTGAACACCTCGTGAACGGCCTGAAAGGCGCACGGCAGGGCCATGATAAAGATGGCGCCCACCGAGACTTTCTGAAGCAGCATCGCGTCCCGCTCGCTGGCCGTCTTGGCCATGTGCTGTGCCTCGCGCGCGACATGTAGCGGATTGTGTGCGAATCCGCTCACCGGTCGGCCCGAGGAAAGAGGGCCGGGCAGTACCCGTAGTCGAGGCACGAGCACCCGGTGAGCGTGAGAAGGATGAGTAGGGAGAGGGTCGGTCGGGTCATGGGCTCTCTGTGTTGTTGGCTCCTTATAGCGCGCCCCGTGTGCGATGCCAACAACAAAAGGGGCGAGGGTATGATCCCCCGCCCCTCTCGGTATCAGGTGCCGCCGGTTAGCGGTCCTTGGGCTTCTGCACGTTGGTGCTTTCGGTCGTGGTGTCGCCGGTGGACGGTTCCACCTTTTCAACCTGGCCGGGGGCCTTCGGGTTGTGAACGGTGGTTTCGTTGCCGGTGTACTCGTGAGGGGTGCGGGTGTTGGTCATGTGCGTGCCTTTCTGCTGGTGGTTCGCTCGGCGAGCGGTACCCCGACAGTAGGCCTTTGCGTGTAAAGATTCGATGCGTTTTTGTTGCCGGCGCGCGGCGGGACGGCTGACGGATCGGGTTGCCAGAACGGGCAGATGGTACCCAACTTACCAGAGCGTGGGAAGCCGAATTCCCTGTCGGCCAAGCGGCATCGAAACTTGGGGCCAATTCGCGGATGGCTCCACCCGTTAGGGTTCGTGTTCTACGGTGAATCACGGGCGAACGGGCTGTCGGCTCGTCGCCCGAAAAACTTTAGCGGTTCCGGTCCGGCGGTTGCAAGGTTGCAAGGGGGTGTAGCAACGTTTCCTGGTGCCGCCCCAGTTTGCCGAGTCAGTTCGATTCCCAGTACGCGTCCCAAGTTCCGCTGTAGAGGGCGCAGCAGACGCCCGCGATGCGATTCACGTTCTCCGGCACCCACCGCGCGTTGTTCGCTTTCAGACGCCGGCCGATGAGGTTCTTCGCGGCCCCCTCGATCAGACCGCTCCCGATCGTCTGGCCACGCCGCAATCGCAACGCATACGTCAGCCGGTCCTGGTGACCGGCCAAATAGTTCAACATCCCACCCAACGACGCCCCATCGCCCCCGCGCGGGTGCAACCCCAACTCACCGACCCAATCCACCACACCCGTGTAACCGTCGCCCAGTAACAACTCTCGGCCTCGTGCCGTCGCCTCGTCCACCGCCTCGGGGGCATTGACCAAGTACCCCCTCGCCGCATGCGACACGTATTCCAGGGCGTGAAAGATGTCCAACACCCCTCGCGCGTTGGGGAACGCTTCGGCGGTCCGATTCCAGATCCACTCGGCCCCATCGGCCAACACGCTCAACCGCGACTGCGGATCGATCCCCAGGTGCTCGGCCCGCGGCACCCACTGCGACGCGAACGCGTCGCTCTCCGCAACCTCCGCGAACGCGAACCGGGCCGTCGGGGCGGGCAACGTGCGCGTGTCCCACTCGGCAACCGTCGCCCCGGGGCCCGGAACTCGCTTCACGAAGATCCCGATCTTCGCGTCCCGCCACCCGCTCACGGTGTTCACCTTGGTCGCATCGGTCTCGAATTCGATGTCCCCCGAAGCGGTCCGAAAAGGGACTGCGGCTTCGGGCGCCGAGGCTCCAAACGCCGCCAGCTTCGGGCCTTCTCGTAACGTGCGCGGACGGATCAACTCATCGGATACTTCGACCCCACAGAACCGCGTCAGGTTGGTGCGTGCCGCGTCGAACGACCAACTCCCGCCGGCCAGCACGATCAGCTGCAGCGCCTCGGGTGAGACGGAATCCGTCAGCCCGATGCGGTCATCCAGCGGGCACCCCGAGTCCCGGCACCCGGGGCACACGAAGTAGGTGCGGCGGAGTTCGATGGTGCCGACGGCGGTCACCAGTTGGTGGTCGGATCGGCCCTTGTTGGCGCGTCGCGTGCCGCACCCGCAGGTGCGGCTCGGGGCCCCTTTTTTTCGCCCCCCTCGGCCTGGGCTTGTAACACGATCGCCAGTGACCGACGCAACAGCTCCCGGCCCTGCTCCAGGACGCACGCCTCGGCCAACCGGAGCACCTGCCCATCGGGGGCGTCCGTCGCCGTGCGGGCGAGTTGCCGGGCGTAAGCCAAGGCCTGTTCCAAGATCAACGCTTCCGTTGCATTCTCGGCGGTGAACGTCGTTGACATCGGGGGCGTCCTTTCCCGGTTCGGGGGCAGATCTCCTCATTTACCAACGGGTTCCAAAAAACACCAGGAAACGTTGCTACACCCGTTGCAAGGACTGGGACAGAATCACACGCCACCCCCTCACGGACGAGGCCACCATGCTCGTACTCACCCGCAAGACCGGCCAAGAGATCGTCATCGACGGCGACATCCGCATCACCGTGACGTCCTGCGGGGACGGCCGCGTGAAGCTCGGGATCAAGGCCCCGCCGCACATCAAAGTGGACCGCTCCGAGGTGGCCGCCCGCATCGCTGCGGAAGATGCCGAGTGCGTCGTGGAACTGGCCTGCCGTTGACAGCCCCGGCCTGCGTGCTTATCCTCCCGCCCACTCGGACACGAGCCAGGACGGCGAACGGTGTCGCGCGGGCATGGATGCCTTCGCCTGAGTGGAACCCCCGCCGCTTGCTCTGACCGGGTGGGCGGCGGGGTTGTCTTTTAAGGTGTGCCGCGCTTACAGGGCGTTGACGAGGGCATTGTGCCGGGTCGCACACTCGCGGTACAGGCCGAGCAGGTCGAGGTGGTCCGTCACGAGGTCGTCCGCGGTCGTGCCCTCGAACGGGGCGGGCGGGGGGCACTCCGTCATCAGGTTAGCGGGCGGCGGGGTGAGCAGCGCTGGCGTCTTTGAGCACGCGGACAGCGTCAGCATCAAGCTGGCAAACAGCACGGTCTTTCTGGGCACGGATGGCGGTCCACTTCTTGTTGAGGGTTGCAAGGGCCAGCCGATCCGCCTGCATCTCGGCTTCGGCCTTCTTCGCCAGGGCGTTTTGGCGGTCGATCCTCTCGGCAGTGGCCGCGATCTGCTGGCGCAAGATGTCGGCCTGTCCGGCTTCGTCGTAGATGCCCTTCATCCACCCGCCGAAGAGTAGCAGCGCGAGGACGCCGAGGGCGATGAGGTACGGCTTGGCGATCATTTCAACCCCGCCAGGCACAAGGCGATCTCGTCGTTGCGACGGTTGATGAGGCCATAGCAATTGTTGCTCCTGACGCGGCAGTCCTTGCCGCCGGCGGTGTACCAATTCGCCATGGCGCGGCACCCGGCGGCGATGTTTCCGGCGTTGGTCAGGCGGAGCGTGGTGGAGCGGGCATACGCGGCGATGCCGATGTTGTACGCCATGCTGGTGTGAGCCGCGAGCGTGGCCGGTGACAGCTCGACCTTGTGGAGCGCATGCACCTGGGCCATGAACTGCCCGACGCGGGACTTGGTGAGTGCGTCGCAGGCTTCCTTGGTGGCGACCTGCTCCGCCTTCACGCCGGAGGTTTCTCCGTGGCAGATGGTGTAGACCCCGCCGACGTCCTGGTACGCCTTCAGGCTCTCGCCCTCGTGGTCGGTGATGAACGGGATCGCGAGCAGCATGGCCGCGGCGATCAGCCCGCCCCCTTTGACGACCTGGCTTTTACTCGCCACCGATCGGGCCTTTCCCGCCGTACATGCCACTTAAAATCCACACGGTGACCGCCGTGACGGCCATCCAAAAAGGTGTCGAAACGAAGGACCATACGCCCTTCGCGGTTCCGGTGAAGGCGGCTACTTTACCGTCCTTGTTGCTGTTCACCAGCTCCAACTTGTTGACCCGCTCGTTCAGGCCCATGATTCCGGCCCCGTCCATCTTGTCGCGCCACGACTCCAGGCCCTCGATCTTCGCGCCTTGCGCGGCGATGGTGCTGGTGGCCTCGTTCAGCTTCTCGTTGACGATGCTGATGCCGGTGATGGCGTTGAGGGCGTTGTTCAGGTCGTGGCGGATGGTGCGGATGTCGCCCTTCTGCTCGGCCATGGTTTCGCGCATGCTCGCGATGTCCTTCTCCATGCCGACCGTGGCCCCGATGCGCTCGTTCAGGCGGCTGATCCCCTGCACGGCTTCCTTCATCACGTCCATGTCGCTGTCGTGGCGCTTTTCCGAGTTCTCGACGATGGTGGCGAGGCGGGTGACGTTGACCGTCAGCTCGTGAATGTCCTTCGAGTTCTTCCGCACGTCTTCTTCAACGGTCATTGGGCCTCCTGCCGGTTGATCATGTCACACTTGTTTCGTTCGCGCAACGGTCACGAGACGAGCACCGCGTTTAAGGTCGAGGTGAACGCCTCGGCGGTGCCCGCGTTGTCGCGGTTCAGGTAGGTGGTGATGCTCGTGCCGGTGGAGACCGAGATCTGGGCCTTGTAGGTGACGGCCGAGGTGGTCGCGGGCGCGTCGGTGAAGGACACGGGGATGGAGACGGCGAACGCGGCGTTGTAGATGTACTGCGACGCGGAGTACACGACGGTGGCGTCGCGGAGGATCTGGACGCGGACGTACACGTTGCTCGCGCTGCCGACGTGGAGCGCCCCGGTGACGAGAACCTTTTGCGCGACGTCCACCGGGGAGAGGGCCACGCCGGTCAGGCCGGTAACGTCGCTAAACGAGCCCGCGGTGAGCGAGAAGGTCACGGGCGATGGCTGCGTGGCCGACGCGGAGGCGGGGCTGGCGGACGCGTTGAGGGTGGTGCCACTCATCGAGAGCCCGGTGCCCAGGGAGATCGCCGCCTTGCCCCCGATCGAGCCGACGCCGAGCAGTTTGCTCGCCGACAGGGCGGGCTCGTAGGACAGCATGCGCCAGTTGCCCGAGCCGAGGTACAGCCAGGTGGCGGTGGCACCGGCCGCGGTGGTGATGTTGGCCCCGCCGATGAGGATCAGGCTGGTGGCGTTGTGGGTGAGCGTGAGCGCGCCGGTGAACCGGGTGAAGTACAGCGGGCTTGCCACATTCGCGCCGCTGCCGAGCGAGGTGATGGTGGTGGTGCCGGTGATGGCCACCAGGTATGACCCGGCGCCCCCGAGGTTGGTGGTGGCGGTGGCCGGGAGCGTGGCCTCGGCGCCCGGGTACACGTAGGCGGTCAGGAAGCTCGCCAGCGACACACCGTTGATGAACGGCATGAAGTTGTTCGTGGTGGTGTTGAACTCCCCGACCTTGATGTCGTCGCTCCCGTCGAACAGGTACAGGGACCAGACTGAGCTGCTCGGGGTGTTGTCGTCGAGCCAGGTCTGGCCCGCGTAGGCGGTGGCGGGCCGGGCGTTGCCCTTGCTGTTGCTGCCGAGCGCCTGGAGGGCGCCGTTGAGGTCGGCCCGGACGGAGGCGCCGGGGGCGTTGTCGATGACGAGGTCGTGCTGGGACATATTACTGGGCTGCTTTCACGTTCAGTTCGCTGATTTCGATGGTGTAGGCGGGGTCGTAAGAGGTGAGTTCGAGCTTGAACTGGAACCCGCGGGCGACGAACTCGCCCGAGTGGAGCCGGTTCCACGCGGTCCAGGTGGGGCTCCCGGCCGGGTCGGTCTGGGTGGTGCGGACGAACGCCACGGCGTCGGCCGCGGCCGCGTCGGTGCCGTCGAAGTCCTCCCAGTCGTCGATGTCGGCGGTGCGCGAGTCGATCAGGTCGGACGGGTTGATGACGGTGGCCAAAAGGTGCGCGGTGAGCCGCACCCGCTGCACGCTGCCGAGGTCCATGGGGGCGTGGAACAGGTACGTGCCCGGGAGCGTCGGGTCGGTCAGGGTCAGTTTCCCGCTGGACGCCGCGCAGTTGGTCTTGGTGCCGGTGAACCCGGGGTCTTCCGTGACGGTGGCGACGATCGACAGCGCGTAGATGGTGTCCTGGGTGACGATCACGCTCGCGGCGGCGGCGGACTGGATGCCGCTGGAGTCCTCGGCCTTCACGAGGTAGATCCCGGGCATGAGCGGCAGCACCACCGAGGAGGCGTTGCCCGACACCGCGTTGCCGATGGAGGTGCTGCTGCCCCAGCCGCCGGAGGTGTCCGGGGAGTAGCGGAACACGTACTTGCCGCCGATCCGCACGTCGAGGTCGGGGGACGGGCTCCAGTTCAGGTACGCGAGCCCGCCGATGGCGCTCCAGTACAGCTCCTGCGGCTCGGTGGGCGGGGCTGCTAATCCCGAGATCTGCTTGGTGGTCTGCTCGTACACCGACGCGGCGTTGAGGGTGTTGATGGCCTTGACCCGGAAGTTGTAAGTTCCGGGGGCGATGTCCGCGACCTCGATGGTCGTCGCCGAGGTGCGCGGGAGGAGGGTCCATTCGGTGCCGGTGTCGAGCTTGTACTCGGCCTGGTACAGGTAGATGAACGCGTCGGGCGAGGCGACCCAACTCAGGACCGCTTTGGCCTTCACCCCGTCGCCGTTGCGGGTGACGTACAGCTCCTCGGTGACGGTGAGCGACACGGGCGGGGAAACGAAGAACGGGCTGGGCAGGTCGGTGTCGGGGGCGGGGTCGTAGGTCGCGGCCTGGCCGGCGCTCCACTCGTAGGACGCGCTGCTCTCCTCCTGCAGCGACAGGGTCACGGGGCCGGTGCCCTCGTGGCGCATGGACTTGATGCGGAACACCTTGTTCGCCCAGCCCACCGGGCCGTTGGTGAACCGGACCGTGTCCCACACGGCGAGGGACAGCGCGAGGTGCTTGAGTTTGAGTTCGACCTGGACGCCCTGGCGGCCCTGTTCGAGCAGCACCTTGGCGATCCGCTGAGCGGCCTCCGGGTGGTTGGTGAGGGTGAGCACCACGTCGCGGGCGATCTCCTCCCCGCCGTCCTGGGCCACGTACAGGGCGTTGCCCACGGGCGGGAAGTCGGTCGGCTGCCAGTTGCGGTCCGGGTCCACGTAGGTCCCTTTGACCCGGTTGAACAGTTCTTTGCGCGGCGGGCGGGCGCTGATCTTGATCGGCCCGGCGAGGTCGTTGAGGTCCAGGTCGGTGGCGGGCGCGTCGAACGCCCCGGCGTGCCCGCGGAACCGGCCCTGCACGTAGGTGACGGCCCCGGCCATGGCGGCCACGAGCCCGTTCAGGTTGTCGGTGCGGGCGGCGGCGGTGTCGACCACCCCGTTGATCGTGTACCGGGGCCGGGTGCCCCCGGTGGTCAGGGCCACGGCCTCGTCGCACACGTTGGCGGCGGCGCCCCAGTGGTCGTCGTTGAGCTCGTCGGCGGCGCAGTTGAACCCGTAGTCGCCGGCCATGTAGTCGTGGGCGCACAGCGCGGCGTTGTCGGTCCAGGCGGTGAGCCCGGAGCGCGGGTCGTACACCCTCTTGCCCTTCACCACGGCGCTGACGTTGGGGATGCCTTGCGGGAAGATGTCGGCGCTGAACTGCATGCGCACGTAGATGTACGCGACGCCGCGGAGGCGGTGGGCGGCGGTCCAGCCCGGGTACTCGGCGACGAGGTCCGGGTCGGCGGCCTGGGCGGCGGTGCCGAGGTGCTTCTTGACCCGGACGTAGGACTTGCCGTCCTTGAGGTACGGCGCGGTCTGCACGAACCCGCTGCCGTCGACGGTCACCGGGATCTCGTTCAGGTAGATGGTGCCGATCTCCTCGACCTCGTGCCCGGCGAGGGCCACGACCATGTGGACGAAGAGGTTGTCGCCGGTGGCGGTGGCACCGGTGGAGTCGGGACCGCTGGAGGTGGTGGTGATGAGGGCCACGGGTCCTGAGACGCGGGACCGGCCGTAGACGATCTTGTGGCTCTCGACGGAGCTGCGGACCATGATCGAGCGGCCCCGGGCCTCCTGCGGGGAGCCGCCCCCGCCGTACCCGGACGGCTTGGCGGAGAACGCGCGGCTGCCGACCACGTTGATGGAGGTGGCGACGAGGAACCCGGCGGCGGCCCCGACCAGGGCGGAGGTGACGCCGAGCCCGGCCAGCCCGGTGGCGGCGCTGCCGAACAGGACGCCCAGGGGGATGGCGCTGATCGCCGAACTGGTGGCGATCCCGGCGGCGATGCCGACGAGGGGGATGACGGGGGCCATCAGCGCACCTGCCAGGCGGCGGTGCAGTCCCGCGTCCGCGCGCGGGTGACGCCGCGCTCCGTGAGGAAATGGCTGTGGGTGCCGTTGCAGATGCCGAGGCCGTTCTGCCAGAGGACCACGTCGCCCCGCTGGGCGAAGGCCACGGCCACCCGGGGGAGCGCCAGATCGGCGATGTCCGCCGGACCGGTCAGGTCCATGGCAACGAGCAATGCGTTCAGCTCGACTTCGGACTCGTACCGCCCGCGCCAGGGCTCGGCGAAGTCCTCCCCGGTGGCGATTGTGACCCATTCGGCGCACCACAACGCGCAGTCGGTGGTGCCCCACTGGAACACGAGGTCGCGCGCCCGCTCGATGTGGTCGTTGAGGAGCTGCTCCCAGCCTTCGGTGCGCGTCACTGGAGCTTCCCGCCCCAGACGACCTGCTTCTCGGCCGACTGCTCGGCGAACTCCAGGCCCTTGTCGCCGGGGTACCGGGCCTGCTGGTCGGCGTTGTTGTAGCGCCGCACGACGGGCTTGTCCCAGGCCGCGAACCGGCTCTCGATGCCGACGGTGACGGTGAACGTGTCGCCCTGCTCGATGTCCATGGTGTCCATGCGGCCCCGGTACAGGATGGCGGGGGCGCCCGCGAGCTGCTGGGTGTCGGGGTCGATGTACCCGAGGTACAGGGTGGCGGTGCGGCCCTGGTAGTGGTCGCCGAGGGCGACGGCGCCCATGTCGCCGGGGATGTTGGACAGGGTCAGGTTGAGGGTGGTGCGGGCCAGGTCGCTGGACTCCTCGGCGGCGGTCACCCCGCCGAACTGGCCGACGCCAATGTAGGTGTCGCCGTCGAACGCGAGTTCCCCGAGGCGGGAGTGGGCGAGCACGGCGCCGCCGTCGAACTCCAGCTTGGCCATGAGGACCGGGTGGATGACGTCCTGCTCGGCGGCGGTGAGGGTGGCGGAATCGACGTCGCGGGTGCCGGTCATTAGCTGAACACCTCGGTCGCGGTAAACGTCTTGGGCTGGTAGACGCCGCGCACGTCGCACTCCCAGATGCCCTGCTGGTCGTCGGTCAGTGCCATCACGCACTTAGGGGCGTCGACCACGATCACCGCGTTGTCCACGGGGCTCGCGCGCAGCGCGGGCTTGAACCGGAGCGTTGTTTCTCCCGACCCGTCGGCCACGGCGTCCGCGATCAGCCGCTTGTACTCGCCGTTCACGGAGAAGTAGTCGCCGGTGCGGAGGAACACGGCGTCGGCCGCACAACCGTCTATGCCGAGGGCGCTGCCGGTCTGGTTCGCGCCCTTCACGAGCGGGGTGCCGCGGGCGGGGGCCGCGCGGGACGACGCAATCGGGGTCGTAGCCGTAGAACGTGTTGGCCGCACCCTCCAGTTGGTCGGTGAAGGCTTTCCATTGGGCCGCCTTGTCCCGCGTCATGGCGGGCAGGGAGAACGTCCACATCCACCGGGCGCCGCCGAGGGCGACGCGCTGCGTGGACTTGGTGAACGGGCTGGTCATGGACTGCGTGTTCCACTCCAGCCCGAAGCGGGAGGTGACGATTCCGGTGGCGGGCAGGTGAATGGGCATCAGTTCCTCAGCCCGGTGATGCGCGCCCCGGCCCCGCCCTTCTGCATCTCGCTGAACACGGCGGCCTGGGCCTGGGCGGCGATGACGGGGGCGGCCTCGCGGATGCGGGCGTTGATGAGTTCGGGGACGCCGGGGTTCACCTGGATGGTCTGCTGGACGATGACGGTGGTGCCGCCGAGGTTGTGGTTCGGGACGATGGTGCCCGCGGTCCTGGGCACGAAGATTTCGGGGCCGCGCTCGCCGACGACCGACGGGAGCCCGACCGGGGGCGAGCCGCCGTCCGCGAAGAACCCGCCGAACAGGCTGCCCGCGCCGCTGATGGCGTCGTCGAGGAACCCCTTGCTGCCGCCGGTGCCGATCAGCGCGTCCGCCAGCGGCCCGGCGATCCGCTTCTCGAACGCGGCTCGGGCGATGGATTCGGCGAACCCGAGCATGGCCTCGGTGGCGGACCCGGCCTTGAACGCGATGTCGGTGAGGGTGGACGAGAGCTTGTCGTGCAGCTCCTGCTGGAACCGGGTGGCTTCCTGGATCGCCTTGTTCACCTCGTCCTGGGCCGCCTTCAGGTCATAATTCTGGGCCGCCAGTTCGGCGCTGGCGTCGATCTGCTGTTGGGTCAGGGTGATGTTCCCCTTGCGGGCGATCTCCTCGACCCGGAACCGGGCCTCTTGTGCCGCCGCGTCGCGGTCGGACAGGCCGAGCAGCGCGCCCTCCTCGCGGAGCGAGCGGTTGTAGTCGTCGAGGGCGGCCGTCGCGTCCCGGATCTGTTTGGCCCGGGCCTTGGCCGCGTCGGCGGCGTCCTTCGCCCCGAGCAGGGATTTGTTGTCGCCCTTGGCGCCGGTCCCCGTGCGGACCACTTCCTCCAGCGGGTACTGGGTGTGGGGGCCGCTCGCCGGCGTGACGCCGAACTTCGTGTTCCCGGTGGTGGGCGCGGCGGAATCGGTCCCGTACCGCGAGGCGGTCTGGTCCGCCAGCGCGTCGACCGCGGGGATCTCGTCGATCACCTTGAGGATGGCGGCGAAGGCCCGCAGGAACGCGTTCTCGATCTTGATCCCGGCCGCGGACAGGGCGTCCCCGAACGCGTCGATCCGCTGGAGCGTGTCGTCGTCCAGGGCGTCGCCCAGCTCCTTCTGCGCGCCCACCGCCTTGCGCATGTCGCCCTCGTACTCTTTGAGGAGGGGGAGCATGGCGGCGAACCCGCGGCCGAAGACGTTCATCCCGGCCTCGGTCTGGGTGCTCTGGTCCTTGATCTGCCCGACCGCCTGGGCGATCTCGTAGAACTGCTCCTCGGGCGACAGGGTGCGGAGTTTGGCCACCGACAGGCCGAGGGCGTCGAACGCCTTCACGGCCTCCTCGTTGCCCTTGGCGGCCTCGCCGATCAGGTTGTTCATCTTGTTGACCGCGGCGCTGAACTCGTCGAGGTTCGAGCCGCTGGCGGCGAGCGGGATCTGGAGGGCCGACAGGGTGCTCGCGGTGAACCCGATGCGGTCGGCGAGGTCGACCATGTGCCCGGCGGCGTCCACGGCGTGCTTGCCGAACTGGACGAACCCGACGGTGGACAGGGCGGACGCGAGCGACACCAGGTGCGCCTTGAACCCGCCGAACGACGCCCCCATGCCGCCGGCGCTCTGCCGCACCACGGCGTTGGCCCGCTGCATCTCGCGCTCGAGCTGGGCCGCGTCGGCGCGGATGCGGACCGTGACCTCCCCGACGTCCGTCACGCGTTACCCGCCCTCTGTGCCATCTTCTGCTCCTCTTCTTCCATCCATTGTTGCAGGTCGTCGATCTCGTCTCTCGTGAGCGTGGTGTCGCCCGCGAGCTTGATGCCCTGGCTCTGGGCGTACCCCTCGTAAGCGTCCATCACGGTCCAGGTGTCGGTACCCCAGAACTCGGAGGGCTGCATGCGGAGGGCGCCGAGGCAGATGCGTCGGTAGTTTTGCCACGGGAAGCGCCCGTCAGCTTCCCGATGAGCTCCCCCATCTGGTGGGCCTTCTTCTCCCGGGCACTCGGGGGCGCGAGGCAGATGCTCAGGAAGGCGTACAGGTGGAACCGCAGGACCTGGTTGTCCTCGCCCTCCAGCCCGACCACGTCCATCAGCGACGCGCCCGCCTCATCGGCACTCACTTTGTGGCCGCACGCCGTCAGGACGGCGGAAATGACCTTGGCCAGTTCGTTCACCGGCATCCCGTTGACGATCTGAACCGCCGCCACCCCGATGTGGGCCTTGGTGGCGTACTCGACGGCCTCGATCATGCCGAACGTGCCGAGCAGCTCGTAATCCTTCCCCGCGAACGGGAGCGTGTAGCGCGGCCGGGCGGCTACGAACGCGCTCACAGGTAGCTCGCCAGCTTGACGGCGGCGACGGTCATGCCGGTGGCGACGTCGAGCGTGTAGCTCACCCGGCCGGTGGTGATGTCGTTGAACCGCTCCGTGGGGAACGGGCCGACCACCGCCAGACCGCCGTTCGTGGCGGAACCCGGCAGGGTCACCACGGTTGCGGGCGTGGCGATGGACCCGAACCCGGGGCGGCTGGTGGCGTTGGCCGCGATGGTCAGGGTGCGGGCCGAGGCGTTGGCGTTGGTGAACAGCAGGAACGTGCGGCCGTCGTTGGCGAAGTTGTCGGCGGTCGACGCGGCGGCGCTCGTGTGGTTGAGCCCGGCGAAGGTGCTGGTCTGGACGGTTAAAGTGGCCATGTGGGGTTACTCCTTTATGCGGCGGTGAAAACGGGGATGCCGGACGACTCGAGGGTCATGGAGTACGTCTCCACCCCTTCGACCGCGCCGGCGCGCTGGTAGTTGGTGACCTGGAACGTGCCCTCGATGGTGTCCCCGTTGGGGAAGACGAAGGTGAACGTGTTCAGGGTGTTGGCGAACACGTACCCGCGGATCGTCTCGTCGGTGGTGGAGTCCTTGAATATCCCGTCGCACGCGATGGAGAAGAACTTGAGGCTCCCGTCCTCGAGCAGCTCGCGCCACCCGAGGGTGTCCTTGGTGCTCACGTCGATGACCGAGTTGTTCATGGTGAGGGTGGTGCTCTTGAGCCCGCCGAGCAGCGTGCCGGCCGCGGCCGTGCCGATCTTGAGGAGCATGAGTCGTCCGCGTTGTGCCGCCATAGAGGTGTCCTTCCTTGGGTGTGATGTGTGAAGTGGTTAGAGGAGCGCCACGGGGAACGGGGCGCCCGTTCCGACCGTTGCGCCCGGCTCGACGAGCGCCCGGTACCGGGTGACGCCGTGGTAGTAGTGGTCGTTCTCGCCTTCGATTCCCGCCTCCTGGAACGTGGCCTGGAACCCGTCCCAGCGGAGCTCGGCGAGCAGGAACCCGGTCACGGCGAGGGCCGATTCCTGGCGGTGGAGCGCGTCGTAGACGTGGCCGAGCAGGGTCTTGACCGACTTGCGGCCCGCCTTTTGGTAGTCCCAGACGTGGATCGTAAGGGTGCCGTCCCAGCCGGGGTCGGTTTTTGTGTCCCAGTCGGTCAGCGTGTCCTCGCCGATCACCACGTAGGGGGCGGTGACCGTCGCGGGCGGGACGAAGTCGAACACGTTGGGGCGGCCGAGGGCGGTGGTGAGCGGCGCGTAGGTGGTGAGCCGCCGGTACAGCGCGGCCTGGAGGGCGTTGTCGGGCGAGGCCATTATTTGCCGATGGACTTGGCGGCGGCTTTGCGCACGGCGGCGGCGAGGCGCTCCGTGATCCAGGCCTTGTTCTGTTCGAGCGCCGGGAACATAAAGGGCCGGGCGGCGACGTGGCGGGTGCCGAACTCCAGCATGGCGGCGTACTTCACGGCGCCCTCGCCGGCGGTGACGGTGGATTCCAGTTCGGACGCGTTGAGGGCGGAGTTGATCGAGTTGACCAGCCGCCCGGTGTCGGACGCGGGGGCCTCGCCGGGGGCGGACGCCTGGTGGGTGACCGAGCGGCGCGTGTAGACGCGGCCCGTCTTCCCCCCGGCGGTGATGCTCTTCTTGGCGTCGCCCTCCACCTTTTTGGCGGACGCGAACAGGGCCTTGTTGACCTCGGCGGCGACGGCCTTCTGCATCTCGCTCGTGGCGTTCTGGATCTTGTCCAGCCCCTCGATCGTCACGGAGAAGTCCATCACACCGGCTCCTCCCGGCAGAAGGCCCGGATCGTGCCGGGCAGCGTGCCGGGCGGCAGCGCGTAGATGTGCTCGCGGTACAGTTGGCGGGCGGACGAGATGGGGCCGGGGTCGGTGCCACCGCTCATATAGCCGTTGCGGTTGTACCGCGCGAGGAGTTTCTTGGCCCAGGCCATGCCGTTCCTTTCTGTTGGTTGTCGGGTTAGAGCGCGCCCGCCGCGTAGTTGTCGATGACGGTGCCGGCCGGGCCGACGGTGCCGACGACGATCCCGGCCCGGGTGGTGGCGGGCGGACCGGATGTGACGTTCACGGTGCCCAGCGTGACGCCGTTACGCGTCACGGTGGCGACCCCGGCGGCGTACTCGAGCCGGACGGTGCTGTTGCCGACCCCGGCCCACGAGCCGAGGGTCGTTTCGACCCCGGCGGCGCGCTGTCTCAGGACCACGTTACCCCCGGAGCGCCCGGCGGCGACGAAGTTCTGCTCGTCGGTGAGGCTCACCGCGATCAGGGCCAGGTCGCCGTACAGAGCGGCCTGGACGTAGTGGTCGGTGCTGCCGGTGTCGGGGCTGAAGTAGGCCGAGAACGCGCCCGCGGTCGCGATGGTGAGGGCGTTGCCCGCGACCGCGAGTCGGCCCGCGTCCCCGCCCGCGCGGAGCCAGTTGGGGCTCTGCTCCAGGTCCTCGGCGGCGCGGTTGAAGGTGTCGGTGAACGGCGTGACGACGCCCTCTTCCTTGTCCCGCACGGTGACGCTGATGGTTTTGGTGGAGGCGAACCCGAGCGGGTTGGTGGCCCGGACGGTGACCGCGTACACGTTGTCGGCGTCGGCATCGGCGGGCGCTTCGTGGTCCCGGGTGGCGTTGCCGGCCCAGCGGAGCGACGACACCCCGTTCACCTTGGTGATCTCGAACCGGGCGGCGTCGGCGCCCCCGGCGATGGCCCATTTGACCTGCCCGTCGTCGGCCCTGAGTGCGACGGAAAGCACCGCGTTCTCCGCGACCGAGGCGGTGTCGGCGGTGACGACGGTCGGCGGCGTGGTGCTGATGACCAGTGGCGGTGCGGTGGCGCCGATCTCCTCGGGGGCGAGCGGCAGCGCGGGCGCGACGGGCGTCCCCGCGTTGTCGAGCAGGAACTGGCCGTCGAACCCGGTGAGGGTGACGTCCACGGGGGCGATCAGGTATTCGCCGGTGAGCCGGTCGTGGTCCACGATGTGGAGGCGCGTCTTCCACCCGCCGTCCGCCTGGAAGCAGCCGTTGCGGAGCACCAGCTCGGTGCCGGTGGCGCCGCCGGTGTTGGTGCGGGTGAGTCGCCCGTAGTTGACGGTGGCCGGGGAGAAGCTCTCGGAGCTGAACGCCTCGGGGTAGGCGCGGACGCCGACGGAATCGACGACCGCGCCGTAAAAGGTGACCGTGGTGGTCGGGGTGAGCGACAGGTCGCTGGCCGGGTCGATCCACAGGTACGGTTTGGGGGTGCCGGGCGCGGGCTCGGTGCCGCCGAACCCGCGCGGCAGGGCCGGGTACGGGCGCGGCAGGTCGGTGGCGCTGTTGAGGATCTCCCCTTTGCGGAGCACGCCCTTCCACCGGACGCCGGGCACGCTCACCGGGTCGGTGACCCACGGGCCTTCGAGCCCGGCGAACGCGCTCTGGGTGGCGAAGTCCTTGCCCGGGTTGGCGGCCTGCCACGCGGTGGTGTCGAAGTCGGCGGCGAAGTCCGAGGCGGGGGTGGTGACGTTGGTGGTCGAGATGTCGACGTACACGCCGTTGAGGTTGAACCCGATCCCGTTGCTCAGGATCCCGGTGGGGAAGTCGCGGATCACGCCGTTGACGAAGCTGAACGCCCAGGCCACGTTGCCGAGGGCCGCGGCGGCGGTGGCGCCCGCGGCGCCCCGGTACACGAAGTCGTAGAAGCTGTAGTTGAAGCTGTAGTTGATCAGGTTGATCGCCCGGCGGCAGTTGACCGCGTGGCACCGCTTGGAAATCATCGGGGTGTTGTCGGTGCGGTCGGTGAACTGGCGGTGGCTGACGGTGAACAGGTTGCCGCACCCGTAGGCGACGTTGTCGTCGAAGTCCGGGATCTGGGGCTGCTCCACCCCGTAGGTGCCGCGGGTCAGCGGGGAGATGCCGCCGAACAGCCCGTACCCCTGGGTCAACGGGTCGTGCAAGCGCAGCGAGTACAGGTCGGCGATGCGGGCCAGGTGGTTGGTGTCCTGCTGCATGAAGAACCACGCGGAGTGGCACGACGTGGCGACGTTGTCCCGCTGGAGCACCTGGCGGGCCTGGGACTCGAACCCGATCCCGGCGTGGCCGTTGTGGTTCTGCCACAGCTCGGCGCGGCTGCCCCAGGAGGCGGGGAACCCGTCCCCGCGCGCCCACATGACGGTGCAGCCGATCCACTGGCCGATCTCGTTGCCCAGTTCGGACACGATCCCGGCGCCGCGCACGTTGTAGACGTTGCACCCCTCGACCGCGGCCCGGCTGTTGTGGTGGGTGATGGCCCAGCCGGGGGTCGGCGGCGCGTCTTTGGGCGCCCACACGGTACAGCCCTTCAGGACGGTCTGCTTGCGGGCGAAGTACGGGCCGGTGCCGTGGACGTGCAGCGGGTAGCGCCCGCGGACGTTGTTCACGTTGGTGACCAGTGCCCCGCCGTCGGTAGCGTAGGCGAGCGTGCCGTCGGGCCGCGCCAGTGACGGGTCGGTGTCGGTGCGACCCATGTTCAGGCACTCGACGTTGCGCACGTCCACGTCGTCGCTGAACATGAACATGGCGTGCGCGCGGGTCTGCAACGTGGACGGGTCTTCCGAGCGGAACCGGACCGAGCGGGACAGGTTGATGACGGGCACCTTGTGGGTGACGGTCTGACCGTGCGGGAGCGTGTCGGCGTAAACCGGGTGGTCGTATCCTGTTGCCGCATCCCAGTACAGGACGTCGCCGACGATGGCGGTGATGGTGACGGGCTCGTCGCGGCTCAGCTGGTACCCGCTGGTGCGGGTGCGGACCGCGTCGGTGCCGTTGAACGGGCCGAAGAACTGGGTCGGGCCGGCGTACTGTGAGTCGGTTGAGCTGACCCCGGCATCGGTGGTGGCGCCGATGACGATGGTGTCGCCGACCCGCCATTTCGCGCGGGAGAGCCCGGGGACCGTGGCCGAGGTGGCGCCCGCCGCGATGGTCACCGGGCACCACAAGCGGGGCGTCTTGTCGGCGCCCGCGATGCGGCACGGTCCCATGGTGTTGATGCCCAGACGGGTGGTGGCGCCGGGCGCTTCCGACTGCCAAAAGACGACCTCGCACCGGGGCTTGCCGGGCGTGGCGCTCTCGGGAATGAAGCCGACGCCGTCGGGGAGCGACTGGATCCCGTGGTTCATGAGCGTGTCGACCCAGAGCCGGGTGTCCTTGTGGGCGACGAACCGGAACCGGGCGGCCCCGCCGACATGGATGTCCTTGATTTTGACGTCCGATTCGAGGTCGTAGCTCACGTCGTGGGCGACGTTGCAGACGGCGTTCGCGCCGGGCACGGTGCCGGTGTCCCAGAGGGTGGGGTCGGACCAGTTGCCGTTCTTCACCGTGTTGTGCGTGAACGGCCCCATGTGCGGGTGGGTGTTGGCGTCGGCGGCGTCGACCGCCACGGCGTCGTGGTAGGACTGCGGGGCGGGAACGGTTTTGCCCGTGTACCAGGCGGTGATCATCGGGACGCGGAACGCGCCCGGCGCGTCGGGGGCGACCGCGGCGGCGGTTCGGTTGAGGATGACGCTGCGGCGGCGCATCTCAGTCCCGGAGGATGCCGAGGGAGACGGTGACCGCGTCGGTCGAGGCGTAGGTCTCGGCGCCGCGGACCACGGCCACGACGTAGAGTGTGGTCCCGGCGCACCGGAACTGGAGCGCCTGCTGCAGGGCCTGCTGCACCTGCGGGGTGCCGCCGTCGACCAGGTCGGTGCAGCGGATCGTACCCACCAGCTTGCCCAGATCGGCGGACCAGTCGGGGAGCGGCGCGTGGTCGGTGAACGCGGTGACGGGGTCGGTGTGGAACACGAGCAGGTCGAACGGCGCGGTGAGGGCGGTCTTCTTGCCCACGAGGGCCTGCTGGACCAGCCCGCTGCCCCCGGCGGAGCGGGCCGCGTTGGGGACGGTGATCTTGCCCCCCACCACCATGCCGGCGGAGTACGCCCCGGCGGTGACGGTCGGGAAGGCGGTGAAGGTGAGGCTGCCCAGGAGGGTGTTGGTGGCAATGGCCGCGAGGGCGTCGTTGCCGGTGTCCTGTTTCGCGGCGGTGGCACCCGCAGACGTCGCGGTTGCGATGGTGCCCAGCGCGGCGTTGGCCGCGTCCTGGTTCTCCGCCGTGGCCGGGTTGATGATGGCCCCGGCGGCGTTGAGCTGCGGGTGGGCCGGGTTCCTGGACCCGTCGGCGCTGTCGTTGAGCGTCTTGAGCTTCTGCTCGGCGCCGATGAAGTCGGGGACCGAGAGCGTTCCGGTACTGATGGCCATAAGCGGTCCTTGGTTAGGTGATGACGATGAGCGGGTCGACGTAGAGCGTGGTGCTCGCCCGGGCGACGGAGACGCGGGCCTTGACCGGCCCCTTCATCTGCGGGGTGAAGGCGGCGGACAGCTTGTACTTGTAAGTCTTGGCGGTGCCGCCCCACATCGCCGAACTCGTGGTGAGCGCGGCCGGTGTGGCGAGGGGCGCGGCCCGGGTGGTGACGACGGACGCGAGCGGGTGCCCCGAGTTCCCCGCGTACTCGATCTCCAGCCAGCAGTCGGCGTTCGTCAGCGCGGTGTCGGTGGTGAGCTCCACGGTCGCGGTCTTGCTGTTGCCGGTGGTGTCCTGCCACTGAACGAGTTCCGAGGTGACGAGCGGCTGGTAGTAGCTGGTGTTGGCCCCGGAGGTGACGAGCCAGCTCATCGGCGTGGTGCCGTTGCTCGCGCCGCCGGTGCGGACGACGGAGGTCTCGGTCTGTACGATCCCGGCGGCGGCGTTCTCGTACTCGCTGGTGTTGGTGGCGCTGCTGTCGCAGTTGTGCAGGTACAGGCGCAGGTTGATCGGGGAGTTGCTCCCGCTCGGCTGCTTGGTGACCCCGGACCCGAGGCGGCAGCTCTCCAGGTACACGTCCGTCGGCGTCGTGCCGAGGGCGGCCAGGGTGCCGGTGACGCCCGACAGGTCGACGCCCCGGAACCGGTACGTGCCGGAGCCGCCGTTGACGAGCAGGGTCGTGGGGACCGTCCCGGTGGCGGCGATCGACCCGCCCGAGAACCGCCCGCGGCCGACGTTCAGGCTCAACTGGTCGCCCGCGTTGCCGAACGTGAACGCGCAGTCGCGGAACTCGTTGTCCCCGCTCGTGCCCCCGCCCACGGTGACGTTGGCGGCGGTCGTGGCGACCCGGTTGAACGTGCACCGCTCGAACACGTTGCCCGAGCTGGCGCCGAGGGCGATGGCCGCGGCGTTGGCCCCGGTGCCGGCGTTCACGGTCAGGCCGTAGACGTAGTAGTACATGCCCAGGGACACGGCGCTCGCGCCGGTGGTGGTGACGGACCCCCCGGTGGCCAGGGCGTCCGCGTCGTCGACGCACAGGAACGCCGTCTTCTTGGTGCCGTTCCCGGAACTGGTGGCGGCGTAGGCGAGTGCGGAGGCCTGGGTTTCCGCGTGGGCGCTGTTGAACCGGATCACGTCCCCGACGGCGTGAAAGAAGCCCGTCGCCATGTAGACGCCGAGCCGGGCGGCGGGCGCGCCCCAGGCGGAGAAGGTGCCGACCGCGCCGAGGCTCGTCCAGGTGGCGGCGTTGTCCGCGGTGGTGGCGCCCGCGGCGGTGTTCCACGCGGGCTCGGACCCGGTCCCGGCGTTGCCCGCGGTGGTGCAAATGAAGTAGTGCGTGCCGGCCACGTTCTTGATGACCACCCCGAGGCTCACGGCGGTGCTCTTGGCCGCGGTCCAGTCGCTCGTCAGGGCGGCCTTGCCGTTCACGGCCGCCTTCCCGGTGACGTCCTGCCACGTGACGGTGTTGTCGGTGGTCTTGGCCCCGTGGGTGGTAACCCAGCTCGGCTCGGACCCGCCCGATGTGCCGCCAACGACACACACGAACACGCGCTCGCTGTTGACCGCCGGGGTGGCGAGCTGGCGCACGAGCTGGCCCGCGGTGTAGACCGTGGCCGCCGCCCACGCCGTCACGGCCGACCACTTGGTCGAGTCGACGTACCACGTCTGTCCGGTCAGAAACGCCATAGGTGAGTGTCCTTCGTTGGTGGGTTAGGTGCGGAAGTACGCGGTCGAGGCTTCCACCGCGTCGAAGTAGTGGCCGTTGCCGACCGCGTTCGGGTGGACGAGGTCGAGGAAGTTGGTGCCGTTGCAGTTCGCCGGGTCGCCGAGGACCGGGTGCGTGCCCGGGCTCGACGCCCCGGCGAAGTCGACCCCGACGCCGGCGGCGATCTTGGCCATCAGGAGCTGGCGCTGGGTCTCGAAGCTGGCGGCGTCAGCCCCGCCCGAGAAGATGGCTTTGCGCGGGATCTCGTCGATCACGTGGACGCGGACGAACCCCTGCGCGTACCAGATGTTGGCCCACTGGACGATCTTGGCGTAGGTGGCGTCGGCGGTCGCGCCCGCGGCAAGGTCGTTGGACCCGCCCGCGAGGATGGCGGTGTTCTCGCCGAGCGGGTCGTAGCACGCGGCGGCGACGGCGGGTGCGACGGCCAGGAGCTGGGTGACGGTGTACCCGCCGTGGCCGCAGTTGTACCAGGTGAAGGGCCGGGTGGTGGCGCTCATGAGGCGGCTGAACCAGAGGGTCTCGTAGCTCAGGTTGGCGGTGCGCGAGTTGCCCGCCAGGATGCTGTCGCCGTGTGCCGCGATCACGTCATGCGCCGCGCGGGGGATGGCCTCCCGGACCGCGGCGAAGCCGGTGTCCTGCAGCGCGATCTGGTCCGGGGCGGAGAAGACGGAGTCGTAGCCGACGAGGCACAGGAGGTCGACGTTGCCCGGGGAGGCGTAGCCGATGGCGTTGCTGAGGGTCAGCCCGGTGGCGGCGCTGCTGGCGAGCGCGGGGGCGGAAACGACCCGGTGGTTCTGCCGCAGCACCCGGTTCGCGGCCCCGTTGCCGGCGGCGACGAGCACCTGCGGGCTGGTGACCGCGTACTGGGCCTGGATGCCGCTCCAGTTGATGCCCGCGTCCTGGACCCCGGCGAGGGACATCTTGCGGGTCGGGTTGCCGACCTCGAAGATGCCCTGGTTGGCGGTCTTGATGACCGCCATGAAGGTGGTGTTGCGGACGTCGGTCCAGGGGACGGACAGGTTGGCCAGGGCCTGGGTGGTGCCGGGGCCGTTGAAGGTGAGCGAGCGGAGCCCGCAGATCGTGTTGCCGAAGTCCTTGGGGGCCTGCACGCCCGCGGGGACCGTCTGGTGGAACCCGTTGCCCGACAGGTCGTACTGGGTGTGGCGCCGCCACCCGAGGGGCGCGAACGCGTCGGCGGCCTCGTAGTCGGCCAACCCGTTGGCCTTGAACCCGACCTCGAACGGCAGGCCGTCGGACTCGCGGGTGATGCGGAACGTGTTGCCCGAGTACCCGGCGGGGCGGATGTCGGAGTAGATGACCTTGGGCGTGCCGACGATCTGCAAGACGTAGGGCGCTTCGGAGGTGCCGTACCCGGTGGCCGTGCTGGTGCCCGCGGCGGTGCCGGTGCCGCTGACGATGGAGCCGCTGGTCTCGCCGGTGGCGGTCGACGTGCCGGCGGCGGTGCCCGTGCCGGCGACGCCCGCGCTCCCGACCCCGGTCACGGTGCTGGTGCCGGCGGCGGTTCCGCTGCCCACGGCCTTGTCGGCCCGGCGGTCGAGGCAGATGTAGCTGAAGTAGTCGCCCGGGGTGACGCACACGACGGGCCGGGAGATGATCGACGTGCCCTCGCCGGACGCGGCGGAGGTGCCCGCGGCGGTGCCGGTGCCGCTGGCCAAGGTTGTCGCGACGGCCGCCGCCGAAGAGGTGCCGGTCGCGAGTGCGGTGCTACTCCGGAGCGCGCCCCCGACGCCCGTGGCGGTGCTGGTGCCCGCCGCGGTGCCGCTGTACCCGGTGACCTGGGTCTCGTTTATGAAGGGGCCGCCCGGGATGCGGTACTGGCGGTGGGTGGTCTCGTTGAGCGTTCCGTGTCCGGGGACGCGGTACGAGTTGACGTCGGAGTGGGCGGCGGCGGCGAGGGACGTGGCGTCGGCCGAGGAGGCGCCCGCGGCGGCGCCGGCCGAGGTCGCTGTTGATGCCCCCGTGCCCGAAACGGTGCTGGTGCCGGATGCGGTGCCCGCGGACGCGGTGCTGGGGGCGGCACCCGTGGCGGTGGAGGTGCCCCCCGCGGCGCCGGTGCCGACGGACGCGGTGACCCCGACCGCCGCAGCCGTCGAGGTGCCGGACGCGGTGCCTACGGAGCCGGTGGCGTCGGTCTCGTTGACGAACGCCCCGCCGGGGACGCGGTACTGGCCCGTGAGCGTCTCGTTGAGGAACCCCTGACCGGGGACGCGGTACTGTCTGGGCACACCGGGCTACCGCTGCAACCGACCGACGGGTAACAACTAGTCCTCGGTGACGGCGGTCGCGGTCGTGAGCTGGGGCGTGATGCCCGAGCCGCACACGATGGGGCTGGTGATCGCGCCGGAGTACAGCAGCACGCCCGACCCGCTGGACGCGGTGCCGATGCCGAAGTAGCTGGCCGTGCCGGAGCCGCCCGTGCCCGCCGGGAAGGCGATGGTACTGTTCGGCGACACGGAGTTGCCGGTGACGGTGAAGCCGCTGCCGCTGCGGGCGACGGCCACGCGGGTGTAGCTCGTGTACGCGATCTCGCTGGTGGACTGGTTGCCCGCCTCGCCGGGGTCGGCGGTGTGCAGCGAGACGTACAGGCTGGTCAGCGGGGCCGAGGCGGCGTTGTCGGCCAGGTTGGCGATGGCGGTGGCGTTGAAGATGAGGCGCAGCAGGGCCGTTTCAAAGGCGTCGGATTTGGACATGGGCGGGGACTCCTGGGTGGGTTAATAGACGGTGAACTCGAGCCGGCTGGCCTCGCTCACGGCGGCGATGACGAGGGTCACGCGGTCGCCCTCGACGACCGCGTTGGCGGCGGTGGCGACGGGGTCCTGGGGCGTCGTCGTCACGAGCAGGTCGGACAGGCCGGTGACGGGGACGTTGTTGATGCGGACCGACAGGGTGAGGCTCCCGCTCTCCACGCGCAGCCCGCGGATGCCGCGGATCGTGAACGCGTCGGCCGAGGAGGCGCAGACGGGGATCGTTTCCGCTTCGGGGGTCTTGATGAAGACGCCGCTCTTGCCCGCGGGGCTGGGTCCGACGGCGCCGGGCGGTCCGGCGGGGCCCTGCTTGGAGGCGGTGACGACGCGGATGGTGGGTGAGGGAACGACTTCGGTCATCGGGTTACCGCGGGGCTGATGGTGACGTTGCCCTCGATCAACCGCGTGGGGTTGCCGAGGCCGTCGGTGAGCTTGAGGTCGTACACGGCGGTCCCGGACGCGAGGGTGGCGGTGACGGACGAGTCGATGGTGACGAGCAGCGTGCCGGCGGGCCCGTTGATGACGATACCGTTGCCGGGGGAGGAAAGGCTCACCAGCGGGGCCGCGTCGTCCTGGGCGCGGCGGATCATGAGTGCGGCGGCGCAGCCGGTCAGGTCGATCGGGGCTCCGTCGGCGTCGGTGTAGGCGATGGGCAGGACGAAGTCGGTGCCCTGCTCGATGGTGAAGTGGAATATCCCGGCGGTCATACTTCGACGGCCCGGAGGTCGAGGAAGCGGCCCTCCTCGTTGCGGTTGATGGCCTCTTTGACGTGGAAAATGCGGTCCTGGTACACGAGGCGGCTGGTCGGGGTGACGGCGCGGGTGTAGCGCATGACGATCTTGTGGGTGACCGGGGCCTGCAGTTGGGCGGCCTGGTACCGCTCCCACGCCTTGACGGGCTCGACGGAGCACCACACGGTGGCGGCGTCGTCCCAGGTCTCGGTGAACCCGCCCTGGCCGTCGGCGGTGCGGGTGACGTTCTGGACGGTGACCCGCTTCTTGAGCGTGACGGCGGTGGCGGCGCAGCACTCAGCCACGGGTGCCCCCGACGACGCGGTAGGTGCCGTAGAGCTGCTTCGACCCGGGCGGCAGGTCCATGGCGTCGGCGCACTGGCCGCGCTGCTCGTACAGGCTGGCGGCGTGGATCAGGATGCCCGTTTTGATGGGCTGCGGGACGGCGGACGAGCTGCCGAACCCGGCGGTGTAGACGATCTCGCACCCGGCCGCCGGGCGGACGTTGTCGGGCCAGTACGCGTTCGGGTTGAGGAGCAGCCGCGCGCCGCTCGGGTCCAGGCGGTAGTTGGCCGGGGCGAACACGGCGGAAATGTTGGAGGTGTCGTAGGTGGTGACGGAGGTCACGGCGGTGACCGGTCCGCGCGGGAGCTCGACGTCCCGGGGCAGCGCGCCGTCGAAGTAGGTGACCGGCAGCTCGTAGGTGCCCTCGAACCATTCGCCGCGGGTGCCGCACGCGTCGAGGGTGAGTCTCCACGTCTGGGTGACGAGCGAGCGGCGCAGGTACTCCTCGGCGGCGGTGCGGGCGGCGATGAGCAGCCCGGTGAGGACCGAATCGTCCTCGCACCCGTCGACCCGCGCCCACGCCTTCGCCTCGGCCAGCGACACCGGCTCGGAGGCCGGCGGGGTGACGAGGGTCAGGGCGGAGCGGGACACGAGCGGTTACTTCCGCTTCTTGGTTTTCTTGGCGGTGGCGTCGTCTTCGGCAGATTCGGCCTGCTCGATGAGCGCGCGGAGGGCGGCCTCGCCCATGGTGGTGTCGACGTCGAGGCCGTAGGTGTCGCGGGCGAGCGCCACCAGTTCTTCGACGTTCTGGGTGGACAGGTCGACGCCGGCCTCACCGGCCTTGGTTTCGGTCGGTCCGGTGACCTTCTTCTCGCGCGCGTCGGCGGGGCTGCCGGTCACCTCTTCGATGGCCGCCTCGTGGTAGAACTGCTCGGCGAGTTCGGGGTTGAGGGAGTAGGTTTCGCCTTTAGTGAAGGTCTCCACCTTGATGCCGTTGCGTGAGCCCGGAAGGGTCTTCAGCATGCGGTACCGCTTCTGCGTGGTGTCCATGTATCCTCCTTGAGAAAAATGGGGCGGCGAACCGCCCCGAGTTGGTTAGCTGCTGACGTTCACGGGCTGGGTGTGGTTGCCGCCGCGCAGGCCGATGACGCCGATCGTGGTGCCGGTCGAGTGCGTGCCGGAGACGTTGACCACGCCGCGGATGTAGCGCTTGTAGCCCTTGTACCCGACGATCACAGCCAGCGAGTCTTCGCTGGGGGCGTCGATCAGCGCGGCCGTGCCGGTGTTGGTGGCGGCCACGTAGTTGGTCAGGTCGGCGTTGGCGACGTCGGTCCAGGTCGAGTTGTCGTCGGACTCCTCGACTTCCAGCTCGATCTTGTTGGTACCAGACAGCGTGTCGGGCGAGTCGCCGACGACGAACAGCAGCGCGGCGCTCTCGGCGTCGCGCAGGTCCATCCCGGTGGAGTTGGCGTCCGCGGTCCGGGCGACGGGCAGCAGGAGGCTTACGGCGGAGAGCGCCGAGTAGAGGGAAGAGCGATTAGGCATAGTGAGATCCTTTCAGAGAAGTGGGGGGCGGGGTTGATCCGCCCCCGATTGGAAGTGTGTGGCTACGAGGCAGCGATCTTCGCGATTTTGATTGCTTCCCCGTTGACCAAGGCTCCGCCGACCCGTTTGGTCGTGTAGAACTTCACGAACGGCTTGTCGGTGAACGGGTCGCGGAGGATGCGGATGCCGGTGCGGTCCACGATCTGGTAGGCCCGCTTGAAGTCGCCGTAGATCGCCGCCAGGGCGTTGGTGGCGACCGTCGGCATGTCGGTGGCGAAGTACAGCGGCGCGCCGAGGATGGAGCGCTGCAGGCCGATCCGCATGTCGTACTGCATGTTGAAGATCGGGGTGCCGTTCAGGTCCTTGAGCAGCAGCAGCAGGTTGCCGAAGCCGAGGCGGTTGACCAGCCAGGACGCGTTGCCCTGGTACTCTTCCTTGAGCGCGGACTGCAGGTTCACCAGGCCGTCGTAGGCGAACGCCGAGGCCGCACCGGTGATGACCTGCTCGACCGTCAGGCCGGAGGTGCCGTTCGGGTAGGTCAGGATGCCGCGGGGCTGCATGACGCCGTCGCCGGACATGAAGGCCGTGTTCTCCATGCGGGCGAACTTCTGGGCCACCTTCTCGGCCAGCCACGCCTCAATGTCCACCACCGCGTCGTCGATGAGCTTCTGCGTCGCCTTCGGTTGCGCGTAGATCTCGTTGACGGGGATGACCAGCTTGCTGAAGCGGGGCGTGGTCGTTTCCGGGCGGGGCTGTGTTTCGCCCACCCAGCCGGCACCGGCCTCGTCGTTGTCGAGCATGTACTCGAGCGAGTCGGAGCCGATCGTCTGCACGCTGGCGAGCTGGCGCATCGGGGAGGTTTCACGCACCAGCGTGGTGATGGTGCCGCCGAGGGTCGGGATGACCAGGTAGCCGCCGTCGGGGTCGCTGTTGACGGACATCGTCTTCAGGGCCAGCGTGCGGGCCTCGTCGTCGGCCTTCTCGGTGCGGCGCAGGTAGTCGGTGTAGTCCTCACCCTTTACCGCACCCTTGCGGGCGAACTCGTTGAACAGCTCGGTGCTTTTGGCGAGCATGTCGTCACCTTTGGACTTTGCGTCCTCGGTGGTGACGGAAATCGGGCGGGACAGGGCCGTTTCGATCAGGGCCTGCTTTTCTTCGAGCAGCTTGTTCTTCTCCTTGATCTCCGCGAGGGCGGTTTCCTGGGCCTTCTTCGCCTCGTCGAGGGCCTTCACGGAGCCTTCGACCTTCTGGGCCACGTCGATGCCCTTGGCGATGTCCTCGGCCATCTTGGCGAACTTCGCCTGGTCGAAGCCGTCGACGTTCTTCATCTTGCCCTTGATGTCGGTGAAATCGGTCTTCAGTGCTTCGAACGCGAGCAGTGCGCCCTCCACGGATTTCTGCAGTTCTACTTCCATATGTGTGATCCTAATACTTGAACTTGTTGAACAATGTGCTGAGAGTGTTGTGCTCCTCCGCCCCAGCGTCTCGCTGCTTCGGGATCGCACGGTAGCCCTCGGAGACGATGATTTTTGCCTCCTTGCGGCTGAAGCCTGCGTCTCGCAGGAATTCCTCGAAGGCGCGCTCGTCGATGAGCGTGCCGTCGTCTGATTTGACACGTGTAATCTGGGCCTTCTCGTTGGCCGGGAACGTGACCATGGAGATCTCGTACAGCTCGACCTCGGTCAGTTTGCGGATGCCCTTCTCGGAATCCGTCTCCCACTTCTTGGCCGAGTACCCGATCGACAGACCGGAAATGGCGCCCGCCTTCACGAGCTTGTAGGCGTCGCCGCCGAGGGCGGTGTCGAGGATGCGGCCCTTGACGTACAGTCCCTTCTTCTGCTCCTCCATCACATCCCACACGCCGATCGGCTGGTCGCTGTTATGCTGCCACAGCATCACGGGCTTGCGCTTGGCGATGGATTTGGTGAACGCGCCGGGCATGACGATGTCGCTGTAGCTGTCGAGGTTGTTGAACACCGAGCCGAAGCCCTCAATGGTGCGCGTGTCGTCTTCGGCCTTCACCTCGGTGAGGGCGAAGGAAAGGCGTTTCAGTTCCATGTGTGTTACCGCGTGGTTAAAGTTGAACGATGTGGCCGGTGGCGAGGTCGCCGAGGAGGTGCGTGCAGGACGCCGGTCGGTCACCGACCTGCACCGTAGCGCGGATGAGCGTGACGTGGCCGTCGCAGTAGAGCGTTTCGCTGGTCATCCGGACAGAAATGTCGGCCAAGCGTCGCGGGCGGAAATCGGCGGCGATGACGTTGCCGTGCTGGGAGAGGATGCGGGAGGTCATTCAGACGGAACCAGATACCAAACCCAATCAACCTTCGCGATTCCGCTGTCGCTGTAGTGTGGATCGTGAATCATCACACCCTTGCTGTAGATGACCGCGTGCTGGACCCCGCGCTGAGAAAGCCCGCTGGCGATATAGAACTCTGGAAACTCTTCAGGCTCATCGCCTTCGTCCCACCGCACCAACTGCGAGTTGAACAGTCGCTTTAGCCATTCATCGACTCTGGGTCGCCAATCACCACGCCCGAACATGTCATCGAATGGAGGCACCATCCACAAGGGAATTTCGAGAAGGGAAGCCAGGCAAGCCGCGAAGCAGTTTCCATTATGGATGCCGTCCTTCATATACAGCTTGCTCTGCTTCACTGGAATCATTCAGTCTTCTCCTCGTAAATAATTGCGCACCTGCACGCCACAACATTGCCCGCACTCGCCCCCGTATCCCCCGGCCGGTCCATCGCTTCCCCGCCGACGATAAACTTCTCGTCCATCGCGACCTGCTGGCCGTCGGCCGCGAGGTGCTCCGGGCGCGTGCGGTCGTCCTTCGTGGCGAGCCACTCCTTGTTCATCTTGACGTCGAGCGTGCGCTCCGCTTCCCGTACCGACTCGATGCTGCCGTAGGTCGCTGCGGCGTGGGTCTCGGTGCGGGCGACGGTGGCGGCGCGGTAGGCAGTCAGTTGACTCACCTTGCGGATGTTCCTTGCGATTTCCTCGGTGCCGAGCCCGTCCCTGATTCCGTTCTGGATGGCTGCGATCACGTCGTCGCGGTCGGTGTCGGCGATCATCGTGGCCTTGCGGAGAGACTCCCGTTCGATCCACCGTGCGATGAGCCACTCGTTCAGCGTCTGCGTGGCCTTCCGCTCGATCCGGCGGGACTTGATCTGCTTCAGGGCCATGCCGGCGAACACCGGGATGGTGCGGCGGTAGTGGTCCTCGATGACGCCCTTCACGCGGGTGCGGTGGGCGACGAAGACGTGAGCCGGCGGGTGGCCGACCCGGGTGTATTCAGTTGCGGCCTTACGGATCATCGCGTTGCGAGCGCGCGCCTGGTCGACCAGCAGTTGCCGCTCCAGCACGGACATGGCGTGGAGCCACGCGCGGAGGGCGAGGCGGCGGTCTACAGTGGACCCCATTGTCTAGACCAAAAAGTTGCTATCCTTCGCTACTGTTTCGTCGGGGCCTTCGTGGCTCCGACGCCATACACCTGAGCCGGGGTGCGGTAGTCCAGGGACTGGTGTAACCGCTCGGTGTTGTAGAACCCGAAGTACGCCCGGAGCCCACTCTCCAGGGCCGGCACCGACTCGTAACCCTTGAGGTACACGTCCTCGTACTTGACGCTCCGCCACAGGCGCTCCACGAACACGTTGTCCAGGCACCGGCCCCGCCCGTCCATGCTCACCGCGACCCCGGCCCGCTCCAATCGCCCGACCCACGCGGCGGCCGTGAACTGGACTCCCTGGTCCGTGTTGAACACCTCCGGCTTGCCCCGGCCCAAGGCCTCCTCCAGCATGTCCTGGCAGAATGACCCGTCCAACGTGTTGGACAGTCGCCAGGCCACCACGTACCGGCTGAACCAGTCCATCGTTGCGGCCAGGTACATGAACCCGGTGGGCATCGGGATGTACGTGATGTCCGTGCTCCACACCTGATGGACCCGGTCGATGGCCACGCCCCGCAACAGGTACGGGTACACCTTGTGCCCGGACCCGACCGACAGCTTGGGCTTGGGGTACAGGGCCTCCAACCCCATGATCCGCAACAGCCGCTGCACCCGCTTGCGGTTCACCTCGTGGCCCTGGGTGCCCAGCCACGCGGCCAGGCGCCGGCTCCCGTAGAACGGGCACGTCGTGTACTGCTCGTCGATCAACCGCATCAGCGTCAGGTTCTCCGCGCTCTCCGGGGTCGGCTCGTAGTACACCGTCGAGCGGTTCAATCCGATCAGCTCGCACTGGCGCCGGACGCTCAGCTCCGGGTGCTCGGCCTCGATCCGGGCACGCTTGGCCTCAGCCGAGGGCGGCCGATTTTTTTTTCACCCAGTCGAGTTCCACCTTGAGGCGGCCGATCTGCTCGTACAACTCGGTCGTCTTGTCTTCCGGGGGGCCGGTGCCCTTCGCCCCCGAGGCGAACACGGCCTCGGCCCCGGTGAGCAACTGCTTCTTCCACCCATGAATCAGGGTCGGGTGGACGCCGTGCTGACTCGCCAGTTCGTTGATGGTCTTGTCGCCCTTGAGGGCCGCCAGCGCGACCTGGGCCTTGAACGCCGCCGAGTGACTCTTCCGCTTGCCCGCCAT